CCTAAAGAAGCCATCTTCCGGCTATATACTTTTATATCAGATAGGTGGTGTGTGGAAAGAGGTAGATTGGAATAACAGGACAACCGACCAATATTGATGCTCATTTAAAAATCCACAGCACTTAATGGCCCTTTTAGCCTTCCTGGCTGCTTAGTACATCTTTTGTGCATAATTCCTGTTGATAGGATATTTTCATCGTTAGTAAACGGCGATATAGTTTTGCCACAGAACAAACCCTCACACTGCCATGCGTGGACAAAACACTTTTAAAAACGTAGTATCAGACACCGACAAGCCAAAGAAAGCAAAAGGCCGCAATAGCAAGCAGCACATACGCAGAAACGAATGCATGGCCGACCGCTATTACTACTACAGCGCCAGTACTGATAAGCGATACGACGTCATAATAGAACAGCTCAGCGGCGAATTCTTTTTATCCCCCGCCACCGTGCCGGACATCATACAGCTACAAATGGACTATATACAGGAACTGAAAAAGCAGAAAATATCCGTCTATCATTTCCAGAATAAGTGGCCGCATTTGAAATGGTAATTACTAAGGTATCTCTATCTCCGGTTCCACCTTCACCGCTGCCGATATATACTGTATCACATCACCTGCACTATAATCCTCAAATGCTATGCGGTAGCGTATCTCGCGCACACGTATGTTGTCATAGCGCTTTTCTGTAATAGCACTGCTACGCGTCAGGTAGCCGAAGTCATCACCGGGACTCCAGCCATGCAGTGCTTTATTGAGGTTCCATTCTGTGTCATAATAGGAAATGGCTTTCTCTTTATAGGTATCAGGTGTGGCCTGCCCGCTGCTGCTAAAGGGCGCAAAGCCAAGTTTCAGCACCACCGTGCCCTCAGTGTTCTGTACATTTTCTGACATGTTTTGAAACTGAAAATCTTCAAAATCTATCAGCACACAGGGCCACGATACGGGCGGGCGAAAGAAAGGTTTGTCATTATTTTTCAACTGGCCCATATCCTGGTCTATATAGGTAACATCTGTAACAGTACTTTCTAGACGCTGCTGTATGGCCAGAAAAAGATTGGCAAAAGGAGAATTCATAAAAGATAGGGTGTGGTTAAAAAACTCCCACATGCTTTAGCACACGGGAGTCTGACGATAGGAGTATAGTATGAATATAGGATACTTAATAAGACAGTTCTGCATCGAAAATAGTTGGGTTGCTTATGGTTTTGGTATGCCGTAAGTATTGTACCAGTAGTCTTCAGGCACCGGCACCATCCCTGCCACTTCTTTGTCTATTTCCAGCCGTGCTTTTAGTTGTGCGTTATCCACTTCTTTAGTAAAACAAAATTGACCACCAATCACAGGGTACCCATAGCTGCGCAATATATTCAGGAATTTAGGGTCATTCAGCATGCTGATGGTGTACATCATATCGCTGCGGTGTATTTCTTTTTGCTGTTCTTCATGCACCAGGCTCTGTGCATAGCCACTTCCGCTTTCTGAAACGGTGGTGCCGGTATTACCCAGTATAATGATGGACATCTCCTCATTCATAGCCCGCATAAAGGATAGCTGCAGCCTGCCGTCACCACTTACATTTTTACCATCCTTCATTTCAAAATCGGCCTGCTTGGGTATCATCAGTGCCAGCGAGCTACCGCTTTCATCCAGCACTTTCTTCAGCTCCTGCTTGGTTTGCTCATCATAGGCATCATACTTTATCACGCGCACGGGCTGCCCAAACAATTCTATATACTGCGACCAGTCCGAGATATTGCCTTTTTTATACAGTGCATATGGTGCGCATTTCAACAGCAATCCCAGGTTATCATCTTCACCCATTACCCATATATTAGGTATGTCTGTATAGCAAATACCATCGGTACCGCTTTGCTCATAGGCTATAATATCCAGGTTGGGTTTTATATGCTTGCGAGGTATCTTCAGAAAAGATAATTTCTTACCCGGCAAAAATTCAATACCGGATATGCCCCAAAGCAATGTCTGCATAACAGTGCGCATTATATCGCGGAAGGGCAGGCTGTTTATAAGACCATCAAGGCCTGCAACCTTTCTGCCATCTTTTTCAAAATACAATTGCTTATTCAGCACCGCATCTATACGCTTGGCAATAATACCGCTCAGGTGCCCGTCCAGTATCACGTCCTCATACAGATCATACAAGCGGCTGCGGTTGGGGTAGTAAACAGATTCGGCAGCTATATGGGCATTGCGCCAGTTGCCAATATCTTTACGTGTGCGGTCTACAGAGCGTACATTCAGCTCATGCACCACCACTTCTATTTTCTGATCTTTATCAGGCTGGGTAACAGTAACGAGTGACATAGGGGTTTATTAGGTTTAAGGGTTGCATCAGTGCGCTTGTCGCACCAGCACAACTTTTTGCAATAGTTGATAATTATCCCGGTAGGGAATTAGTTTATAGTGTCTTATGCGCGAGTTTATGAATTTTCTGGGGTCATTGCCTTTCACTATCAGGTAATAGTCATTTATGGTTTTGTCCACTATTTTCCATTTTTCTGGAGGGTAAATAGGTTCAAGCCCTGGTGTAGGATTGTGTACCACCAATATCTGGTATGCATCATCGCCCGAATACTGCCACAGGAACATAGGCTTGCTTTCATCGCCCTTGGGCTGTGTAGGGTAAAGCTCTATCGTATCCAGCATGTCCAGTTCCAGCCTGGGCACCTGTGCATACCAGTTCCTGCGCATGTCCACATGTATGTTCTGTGAAAAAGCAGGGCAGCAAACAAACAGCAGTATAGAAGCAAACAACGATTTCATACAGCTAAATTAATTCAATCCCACAAAAAATGTGTGCGGTATATACAAGCTCAGCATCATTTTAAATACGTAGTCATTGATCTGGAAATACACAATGTGCCCATGATCTGCAAATGTGAATATCATACGGCAGGGTTTAAAAGTAATTCTCACGCTTAGGATTGCTGCACCAGCTCACATCATCACCTTCGGGAAATGAGTCTGCACTGGTGTCCCTGTAGGGCCATCCTTCAGGGTTTGCGTCGCCGCACATGATGCTTTTCAGTACAGCAATGGCATCCTGGTAGGCAGTACGGTACGCGTTGTAATCCACATTTGCATTGGCCAGCCTTATGATGTGCCAGCAGGCAATGTCTTTCAGCAGGCTTTTCAGGTATTCATCCTGCACGGTGGGCGCTACCGTATCGCTGCCAAAAAGTTGCAGCAGGTCATAGCGGCCCAGGTACATCTTGGCTTCCTGCGTAGCGGCATCTATAGCGCGACTAACAATGGTGCTGTCTGCACGGGTGATCTCGTTCAGCACATCGGCATAAAGATGCGTGCCGAGGTCGGCCTGGGTAATGAGGGGCATGAGGTATAGGGTTTAAAGGTTATTAATATCGCTTGTTCTTATTTATCGTCTTTATCATCTCCGGTAGATACGTCTACTCCGTCGAGGTCATTTTTAACAGCTACTATCTTTTGTGTGGTACGATCAAATTGTATTTCGTAGGCAGTAACACTCATCTCGCCAATATCTTCTTTTATATATCCGTTTATAGTGCTGTTGCCTGCTGCTACATCGTCGGCACTGGCAGAGTCTATCTCGACCACTATCTTACATGGATGGCCGTTTTCTTTACTTAGCTTCGGCAACTTTTTCAATTCTTCTTTATATTCCTTTAGCATTTTTATCTGCTTACCGAAAGTCGAATTGTCTGCTCTTGCTTTCAGGCGTGCAATTTTTTCTTCCCTGTCTTCCTGCTGCGCAAAACTGTGTATACCAGCAAACAATAGGGCGCTTAATACAAATGTGCTTTTCAGTGTCATGCTAAAGTGTTTTACCAAAAATATAGGTTTTCATATCAATATGCGCGGCCATTCGCAGGCTTTTTTATTACCATAATATTTCCTGTTGCCCTGGCGGTTTCTTTATTGTTTATCATCCACACTGCGCCTTCTACAGCATCCGGCCCGTCATCATGCGCGCGGCTCTTCGGCGCCAGCGCCAGGAACTGTTCCTGCAGCCGTTGCATGTGCGGATTGTGTTTTTCATTTTCGTTCAGAAAAAGCTTTCCGTTCCTGTTCAATGGCTCCAGCAGACTTTCTATGCGCATAAATTTTTCAGGCTTGCCACGCCTGTCGCCTGTTATCGGTATTATTTTTCCGTTGCGTTTGCCGGTGGCATAAAATTCCTTCAGCAGTATATCCTGCAGAAATATTTCTTCCATATAGTAGTAGCAGTTGCATTCACCTACCATTTGCATCAGCGTATAGTGCCAGTCTATCATACGGGCGGTAGTGGTTTGCTCCAGGTAACATTTTATTACATGAAACTCATCCTGCCAGCGGCCCACCAGTACAGTAGCCTTATAGTCGTTGCTGCGCGTGTCTTTAAAAGAAGGGTCAGTATAGCATACCAGCATAGCATAGTCGCGCAATGGCCGTGCAGGCTTGTACGCCATCTCCGCAAACACAGAACCTTCAATAACAGGGTTATTAAAATACTCCTTTTGCGCAGCCGCATAGCTTTTCTGGCTCAGCACACGTTCTATGTCCAGCTCCGTATTTTTCTGCGGCCACGATGAGCGCCCGTCCGCATCACGTATATTTATCTCGTCCACATGGTCAGCTATTTTTGTAGCACGCTCTATACAGCAATCCGTAGCTATACGGTTGCCGCAAAATATAATAAGCGTAGCGGCAGATATGGAGCGCGTACTTATAGCAGCTTCTTCTATCCACTTCCATTTTTTGGCCACTATTTCCGGATTATGACAATCAGCATCTGTATCTATATCGTCAAACAATATCACATCAGGCCGCACCTCTTCATTGCGTGTACCACGCGGGCTTTGCCCTGCACCCAGCGCACGAAAGGCCACACCTTTATTAGTCACAAATTCTTCCGCCTTCCATTTGCCGCTCTGTTCCTGCAGACCATAGTCCTGTATAATACGCTGGTTATATTCCAGGTTAGCACGATAGGGCATAAAGAGGCGCGTAGCATTGTCCAGGCTATTGCTTATTAGCAGCACATATTT